TTGGTAAAAAAAAAATACCGCTGCAGTCGTACTTCGTGAATACCATATTGATGACAGATATGAGGGATACGATGATGATGATGACCAAGAAAGAAGTGTATTCTATCCGTCAAGAACAAAATATGGAGCAGCGTGGGATTATTTAAAAGACTATAATTGGATGATGCAGCCTAAAACTATATTATTTTATAAGATACCAATGTATCACTATAGTTGGACGATGACAAATGCACAACTTGAGTTAATCATAAGTGATAAACCAGTATCTTATATTAAACCAGAAAAGAAAAAATTCAGCAAACCATCCGCAGAAAGAATAAATCGCTCTATTGAAAACTATAAAAAAAGAACCAAGAAATAATCATGGCAAAACTCGGCTCACTATATTTCTCCATCCTGTATAAAGATGACCCAAAACAACTTGAGATAATCAAGAAAAGAGCGTTAAAACAACTCAAAAATCTTGAGGTTAAATTAAAAGTTAATCCTACAACCACTGGAACTACCACTAAAAGCGGTAAATCAAGAGCTTCTGCTACTAAAGAGGAAATAGGATACATAGAACAACTACTTCAACGAGTAAAAGAATTAGAACAGCAATACAAAAAACTTCCCAAATCAGCCGATGCAACCAAGACTATACAAGAATTTTCGCAAGTAAAAAAAGAATTAGATGACGTTGGAAAAAACCTTATTGAGGCGTCTAAAAAACAGAACTTGGCGGAAGGAAGCCTTGTATCTTATAGAGCTGAATTATCAAAACTAATTTATGAATATGATAGGTTGAGTGCTGCTGAAAGAGAGGCTGCTGCCGGAAAAGAACTACTTAAAAACATTCAACAAACCACTATAAAATTAAACGAGGCAGAACAAGCCTCTATGCGTTATCAGCGTAATGTTGGTAATTACAAGTCTGGTTTTAACGGCCTTACTTTTCAGGTACAACAATTAGCACGAGAGCTACCGTCTCTTGCTTATGGGGCGAATATATTCTTTGCAGCCATATCCAATAACCTACCCATGTTTGCAGATGAGGTAGAAAGAGCCAATGAAGAATATAAAATACTTAGGCAGCAGCAAAAAGAAGGCATGAATCTGAATGTAAAAGCAGTCCCTGTGTGGAGACAGCTTATTTCAAGTATATTCAGCTGGCAAACTGCAATCGTTGCTGCAGTAACCATAATGACGTTTTTTGGCGCTAAGATATTCGATGCTATAGGCAAGATGTTAAAATTTGGAGACGCAACAAAGCTATCCAAGAAAGAACTAAAATCGCTAAACGAAGAATTTGCAAAATCGGCAGGAAAAGATATTGCCCAATTGGATATATTGTTCGACAGATTAAAAAGAGCGACAGAGGGTACGGCAGAGTGGAATGATGCAAGGGCAGACATTATCAATCAATACGGAGAATATTTAGTTGGAGTTGATCAGGAAACGGCATCGTTGCTTAATCAGGAAAAAGCATATAGATTGTTGACAGATGCGGTTCTGGCATCAGCGAGGGCTAAGGCGATGGAAAGCGCAAAATCCGAATTTATAGAAGACCTGTTTAAAGAAAGTAGAGACTCTGAAAGAGCCATGAGAGAGATATTCGAATCGTGGGTGCCGGACAAAAGAATAACATCAGACACGGCAGAATCTCTTTTCAGAGACATACAGTCGGAGCTAACATCAACGGGTACTATAACCAAAGAGCTTGAAGAACGCACAAGAAAGTATTTCGGGGTTGTTAATTCAAGATTATCTCGTGGAAACAGGCTTATATCTACCGTATCAGACGAAGGCAAACGTGTATTGGATATAACTAAAGATATTACTAAAGCCCAAGAAAATTATAATAAGAAGGTTACGTCTCTTGAAAAAGAATTTGCGTTTCTTATGGGAGATGATACTAATACTGTTCGTAATAAGGAGTATTGGGATAATCAGTTAAGTGCTGCACAGAAGCAATTAGATTTAATGGATGATTCACTTATAGGCACTGACGAGTGGAATAAAAAACTGAAAGAAATTGAGGATATTAAAGCCAAGATTGCATTAAGAGATAAAGAAAGCACAAATGAAAATAATACTACAAACGACATCCTGAAAGATCGTGTTGCTTTGTTGATGGAGGCTAACTCAATGTACGAAGAATGGGTTAAGATAGCAGGTGGCGATAGAGCCAAGAGTGTAGCCAAAGCTATATACCCAGAATTTGATCCCGATACATTAAGATCCGAATTAGAAAAGATACGCAAAACGGGCAGCACACAGGCACGTGTTGAGGCCGCTAAAGCATTAACCGGATTAGACAGACAGTCGGTAGAAACAACATTGGCAGACGTAGAGAGACAGATCACGGAGACAATAGCCAAATGGGATTTGTTCTCTAAACTATACAAAGAATCGGGAGATTACAGTTTTGCCATAAACGCAGTGTTCGGGGGTAAGGTTGGGTTTAAGTCTGTATTAGAACAACTGCAGAAAGAAATAGAGGATGAGATAAAAGGCAATAAGGTCGGAATATCATTTACTGAACTCATAAAAGCAGATCCTGATACCGTAGCAAAGATGTTTGGAGGAAAAACATCTGCACTTGTTAAAGCATATCAAGAAGAATCAAAGAAACTGTCCGATGAAAGTTTGATGAGAGCTGCCGAGCTGCTAAGTACCTATAAAAACTACGAACAACAACGTAAGGATATAATAACTCAAGGCGAACAAGATGTTGCCGATTTGATTAAGAACGGAGCTTCACAAGCAGCGGTAGATGAAAGTAGAAAAAGAACTAAGGAGGCACTTGCTTCTTTAGACTTCGAGATATTCAAAGAGAGTGATACATGGATAATGGCGTTTGAGGACATTGACCGATTGTCCACTTCGGTTATAGAGAGTATCATATCAGACTTAGAGAAGTTTAAGGCTTCTGCGGGTAAAAGTTTGCCGGTAAACGAGTTTAAAGAACTCATGAGTGTTCTCAAAAAGTTACAAAATGAATATGAATCTCGCAATCCGTTTAAATCGCTAACCGAAGGTATATCAGAATATATAGACGCTTTAAAAGAACTGAAAGATGCGAGAGCAAACTTGTCTATCATAGAAGATGGTGGAAAGGTCGTAAACGCTTATGGGGTAAAATCAACAACTACTACCGACGAAAGTGGGGCATTGCCAGTAGAAAAAAAAGAAATACAAGGCATAAGTGTAGAATATAAATCTCTCGCACAAGCACAAACAGAGGCCTCTAATGCAGGAATAAAATTGGCGGCGGCTGAAAATAAGATTGCAGATGCGTTTAAAAATGCACAACCATACCTTGACATATTCTCAAGCACACTCGGAGGCATAAGATCGATGTTTGAGGCATTAGGTAATGAGGATGTAGCCGACAGTATAGGCTATGCTATGGACGCCATAAGCTCGGTGTCAAATATAGGCGAAGGCTTTGCAAAAGGAGGTATAGTCGGCGGCATAGGCGCTGCTATGGGAGAAGTGGCTAATTGGGTAGGAAAGATAGTAAACGCTCACGACAATAAGCTCAATAAAGCAATCAAAAAAAGCGAGGCAGAAGTTAAGAAATTAGAATCCGCTTATAAACTAATTGAGGTTTCTTTAAGCCACTCTCTTGGAAATCAGAATGAGTTAATACAAGCGCAAAAGAAAAATCTTGAACTTCAAATACAGGAGCTTAAAATTAAGAGAGCTAACTATGCATCACAGAAACGTGTAGATAAAGAAAAATTAGCCGATTACGACGCTGCGATAGCTTCTGCCGAACAGAATCTACAATATTTTGCAGAAGATGCAGCAAAAGACCTTTACAATATAGACCTTAAAGGATGGGCTTCTCAATTGGGTGATGCACTCTTTGAGGCATGGAAGAAGGGCGAAGATGGTGCAAAGGCATTCAAAAAAACATCGGCTGAGATATTGGCTGGTGTAATGAAAGATATTCTTAAAATAGGTATCTTAGAGCCAATGATGAAGAAACTTCAAGTTATGCTGTTCGGTGAAGATGGGAAGAGTGGATTTATGAGTGATAGCAAACTTGATGAGAATGAAATGGAGCAAATGGCAACCGTATTCATGGATGGTATTGATGCGGTTGAGGCCTTCAATAATGGTTTTGATACGTTTAATAATTATATGAAGGAGAAGTTCGGTATTGACCTAAAAGAGGTTGGAAATAAGGCAGAAGGATTATCAAACGACATTAAAGGAATAACCGAAGACACAGCTTCATTACTTGCTTCTTATGTTAACGGCATTAGGGCTGACGTTGCTATACAATTAGACATTGTTAGGTCGTTTGTAGATTCAGATATACCAGAGATAACATCA